CCAATTAAACTACAAGGAAAGAAACACGCTGCCCTTAACTACCTCTTGCAATCAGCAGGTGCGATAGTTTGTAAGCGGTGGAATGTAATCGCCTTTGATCAAACCCAAAAACTCGGATGGAACTGGGGCATTGATTACCAATGGCTCGGATGGATCCATGACGAGATTCAACTCGCTGTTAAACCGCACCTAGTAAATGACGCCAAGTTCCAACTTGAATGGTCAATCGTCCAAGCGGGGGAATACTATAACCTCCGCGTCCCCCTCGCCTCAGAAGCGAAAGAGGGAAGCACCTGGGCGGACTGCCATTGAACCTGAACTTCGGATTGATGCCGACTTCTTTGCCTACCGTTGTTGTCAGGTAAATGAAGTTGAACTTGACTGGGGTGATGATTTGATTACGATTGCCAGTAACTTCAAAGAGGTTATTAGGGCATTCAATACCGAGATTAAGAATCTCCAAACAAGGTTTGATACGGAACGAGTACTGCTGTACTTCTCTGACAGTAAGAACTTCCGTAAACTGATCGACTCAGACTACAAGGGTAAACGCACCAAACGAAAGCCGGTAGGGTATAAGCGGTTGTTGGAGTGGTGCAAATCACACTTCAAAACAATTCGCTATGAAAACCTCGAAGCGGACGATGCACTGGGTCTGGAATGTCATCTCGATCCTAGCGATTTTATTCTTATTTCTCCTGACAAGGACATGAAACAGATCAGCTGTAATCTCTTTAATGGAGATGAGCTGAAGTTTATTACACCTGAAGAAGCCGACTACTGGTTTTGGACGCAATGCCTTACGGGCGACCCAGTGGATGGTTACAAAGGAGTGCCCGGCATTGGTGCCAAAGGCGCTCAAAAGATACTCGCTAAGTTTGAGGATCCATGGCAGGCTATATTGACCTCCTATGAGATGTCAGGCTTAACGCTTGATGATGCTATCCGCAACGCTCGTCTCGCACGGATTCTCCGGCCTGGTGAGTATAACTCTACCACAAAGGAGCCTATTCTATGGAACCCACCCCAATCCTCCTTGGACTTGACATCAGCTTAGTTCTGGCTATTGTTTATGTCTTGGACCGCAACGTATTCCACCTCATCGACATCATCCTCCGTGCCATACCAGTCTGGTTTCAATTACGAAGACATCAAATCGTTCTTGGAACGCAACTGTGGCTCGATAGACGATCATTCAGAAATGATGCCCTGGGACGATTTCTGGCAAACCGTAGACTCAAAAGTATTATTGACAACCCCGACTACGCAGAGTTATTCCGTGACCAAGTACAGTCCGACTCACTACCAGAGAGGAAAGATTGAGGTTTGGGATTTTATCGTTGATCAAAAGCTTGACTACCTTTCCGGTAATGTGGTAAAGTACGTTTGTCGTGCTGGACACAAAGACCATGAAACCGAAATGGATGATTGGCTCAAGGTAAAGGCTTACGTCGAGCGTAAGATCAAGGCTATTTCCGAATCCCGTAATCGCTGATTCCATGTCATCGCTGCTCCAACAGGCCATCACCTTCCGCGAGGCGATGGAACAACCTATCAACACCACTGATGAGAACGTTCACGAACTACAAGCAAACCTTATTACTGAGGAATACATTGAGTTCTGTAATGCGTTTGATTCTGAGTTCACCACTCTAGATCAAGTAGAAGAAAACCGAATCGAGCAGCTCAAGGAATTGGCTGATCTGGTGTTTGTCTGCTACCAATATGCGGCTGCTCGTGGCTGGAACCTGGACATGGCGATGAACCGTGTCTTTGAATCCAACATGAGCAAACTTGTCGATGGGAAACCTCTCCGCCGCCCAGACGGTAAAGTTCTCAAAGGCCCTAACTACCAACCCCCTGTTCTTGACGACCTCCTCTAAACCAATGTCCACTCAAAAGATTGCACGAACTGGCCGTGTTCAAAACTGGATTGACAACCCCGAATCTCGCCTACCGGTCAGCTGTACGGTCTTCCAAGTGGATGACACGATGGAGGGGCCTGAAGGCATTGAAGCCTCATGGCGCTTTGTTTCGCACGCTCTTCGTAACGGAGCTGGCGTTGCTGTTCATCTCACTAAGCTTCGTCCTAGAGGGGCAGAGAATGGAAAGGGTCTTACAGCATCCGGCCCTGTCTCCTTTGCCCGAATCTATTCGGCGCTGAATGAAACCCTCCGCCGAGGTGGTATCTACAAGAACGGGGCAGTAGTCTGTCACCTAGACTATACCCATCCTGATGCCATTGAATTTGTTACTGCTTCCCGAGCCGACCTCGCTTGGGTTAAGCGATGCTTGAATGTTGATGAGAACTTTCTCAAGTATGCCTCTGATGAACTGATTGATGCCACGATTGATGGTATCAAGAAGGGTGACATCTGGCTAAACAAGATCCGTTATGACGCTGAAGGCAATCGTATCCTTGGTAACGTTTGTCTGGAGGTGTATCTACCTAGTCGTGGTACCTGCCTTCTTCAGCATATCAATCTCGGAGCTTGTGGTATTGAGGACTTGGTTCCTGCATTTTTTGAAGGCATGAGTACCCTCATCGAACTCCACGGCAAGACTGGCGTTGGAGAAACTGGTGAGTACCTTTCCCCTGAGACTGACCGTCAGGTTGGCCTTGGTGTTCTTGGTCTGGCTAACTTCCTTTGCCAGCACGGCGTAACATATAAAGAGTTTGGAAACGCCCTTACCAAATTCCATACTCATCAACCGGAGCATACTCCGGCTTACCTCCTTGTATCTGAACTTGCAAAAGCCATTGAGATTGCAGCGCAAATTGCTCGGGTCGCTAAAATGGACCGTGCCTTTGCCATTGCACCTACGGCTTCCTGCTCTTATAACAACGTCGATCTTCGTGGCTATACTACTGCCCCAGAGTTGGCCCCTCCTATCTCTCGTCACGTCGATAGGGATAGTGGGACTTTTGGAGTCCAGTCTTATGACTACCCGCCGAACATCGAGATTGCAGCTGAAGTAGGTTGGGATGCTTACAAGGAAGTTGTGGACGGTATTGTTCGCCTCTTCCAAAGCACGCTTCTCTTCCACGGATACAGCTTCAACAGTTGGTCAGACGTTGTTACCTATGACCGAGACTTTATCTATGAGTGGATGTATTCCCCTCAAACGAGTCTCTATTATTCCCTCCAGGTGATGCCTGATACTCAAGCAAAAGATGACGCCCTCGCCGCTCTTGACGAGGACTTCCGTGATCTCTTTGGGTTTGAGGATGAGGTTGATCCTGACTGCGGCTGTCCCAAAGTTAAACCAGAAAACGAACCCTGTATTCCCTGCGGAGAATGAGCCCAACCCTGTCGCCATACGATCAAGTTATCAGCCGCAAACGCAAGTGGACCCCTGTGGCGGTACAAAAGGGACAGGTGGTAGAAGGGGCTGAGGACTCGCTTAAACGCGCCCTTGGCCTTCGCCACCTTGAACTGCCTGTGCGTGAGTTTCTTCAACAAGCTCTTGATAAGGATCTGCCCCGAACACCTGGCGTGCGTGAGGCTCTCCTTTCAAATCAGAAAGATGAAGAGAACCATGACCTGGCATTGAATTATGTGATTGATGCTCATGGTGCCGACCTAAAGCATGAAGACGAAGCCAAGCACATCCTTAAAGCATGGCTTGACGCACCTGAGCATCCGATACTCAAAGCAGCTATCCTGGAGCGCAGTGTCTTTTTTGTTATTCTCCCTTTCTTTCGATTCAACGGAGACATCGGAATCAGAACCACAGCAGCAGACATCAGTAGAGACGAACAAACCCACGTCGCCATCCACTCAATGGTCTGCTCCGAGCTGGGCCTCAAGTCCACATCAAGCCTCAATCGCTTACGTCGAGCGACTGTGGGATGGGTAGTGGATGGGCTTAAGTCTTCCACGAATAAGTATCTTGATAAGGACTTCTGGCTTAGCCAATCCGATTCTCTTTATGATCGTGGTAAAGCCCCTGGCTTGAAGGATACCCAACGGGCCAGGATGCCTGCCTTCTTTGAAGCGGCAAATACCGACCTTCCACAATATGGTTAATCCATGTCATACCTTGATGAGGATCCTTTGCCCCTTACGCATGTCGTAGGGGGTAGGGTTGATTTGCTTCGGCTCATTGATGAGCTTGAAACAATGTATCCTGATCGGTTTCCTGATTGCAATATAACTGAGCGGGAACTTGCTTTCCAGGCTGGTGCTATTGCTGTCATCAAACACCTCAAAAATAAAACTTCAAGAGATTAAGATCATGTGTCTTCTTCCTCAGCCTCAGCGGTTTACGCCGCCTTCTTCACCTCCTGCTCCTCCCCCGCCCCCTCCTGCTCCTCCTGCTCCTCCTCCGGCTCCTGTGAGTGCTGGTGAAAAGGTGGGCACTATTAAGACCGCCGCTAGTATGCGTAGCGCCCGTCAAAAGGCTGCTGGTGCTGCTGGCTTCCGTGCTCCTACCCCCACCCCTACCCTTGGCACGATCAGTGGCCAAGCAACCGGACTCAACATTCCTGGTTCTTGATTAAATGGAAAATCAATCTGCTGCTGGCCGTTACGCTCGTTTGGCGAGTGACAGAACGATCTTCCTTGATACTGCTCGGGAGTGTGCAAGGCTTAGTTTGCCATACCTTTTAACGCCAACTGGTGTTTATAATGGCCAACAACTGCCCACTCCTTGGCAATCTATCGGTGCCAAAGGCGCTAACGTCATGGCCTCGAAGCTTATGCTTAGCTTGTTCCCAGTAACGGCTACGTTCTTCAAGCTTCAGATCAACGACGGTAAACTCGCCTCGGATCCAAATCTTGATGCTACGATCAAATCTGAGATCGACTTGAGCCTCTCCAAAATGGAGCGGGTTATCATGCAACACGTTGCTGAATCACAGGATCGAGTGATCCTTCACCAGGCAATGAAGCATCTGATTGTAACCGGAAATGTTCTGGTTTACATGGGTTCGAGTGGTGTTAAGCTTTATCCTCTTGACCGTTTTGTGGTCGTCCGTGATGGAGAGGGTCAACCCACCGAGATCGTTACTGTTGAATCTATCAACCGTCAATTCCTTCCTGAGCAATTCCAAAAGCCCAAGTCATCCATCAATCGTGTGGATGATAACACTGCTACTCCTTCTGTGGACGTGACAGTGGGTGAGGATGAGGTTGCTGTCTATACGTGGGCTAAGCTCACTGATGGTCAGTGGCGTTGGCGTCAGGAGGTCGATGGTGAGATCATTGAGGACAGCTACGGCAAAGCCCCCAAGAATACTACCCCCTGGCTTCCCCTTCGCTTCAACATTGTGGATGGAGAGGACTATGGGCGTGGTCGTATCGAAGAGTATCTTGGCGATCTGAAGTCCCTTGAGGGTCTGATGCAAGCCATGGTAGAGGGTTCTGCTGCTGCTTCTAAGGTTGTCTTCCTAGTGTCCCCGTCTGCTACTGTCAAGCCCAGCGTACTTGCTAAGGCTGGTAATGGCGCTATCATTCAAGGAAGGCAGGATGATGTGTCTGTGATTCAAGTTGCCAAACAGGCTGACTTCTCCACAGCGTATCAAATGATCACCCAGCTTACCCAACGGCTGAGTGAGGCATTCCTTATTCTGACTGTTCGCCAGTCGGAACGTACCACTGCCGAAGAGATCCGTGCTACCCAGCAGGAACTTAACGAACAACTTGGTGGTATCTATGGAAACCTGACCACTGAACTTCTTCGTCCTTATCTTCAACGGAAGTTGTTTGTTCTTCAACGGTCTGGTGTCCTACCCAAACTTCCTAAGGGCGTTGTCTTCCCTACCGTTATTGCTGGTATCGAAGGCATTGGCCGTGGTCAGGATCGTGAATCATTGATGATGTTCCTTCAGACTATCTCACAGTCTCTTGGACCTGAAGCCATGATTCGCTTTATCAATCCAGAGGAAGCAATCAAACGGCTTGCTGCTGCTCAAGGTATTGATCCTATTCAGCTCATTAAGACCGCCAAAGAGCGTGAGAATGAGATGAAGCAACAGCAGGCACAGGCAGCACAGATGTCTCTTATGGGTCAGGCAGGGCAGCTTGTTAAAGCTCCTATGATGGATCCTGATAAGAACCCTGGTGTTACCGAAGCCCTTCAAAATACAGTCGATGGAATCGCAAGCTCCACTCAACCAGCCCCTCAATCCTGAGGATTTTGAAATTACCTCTGATGAAGCTACCTCCCTTTCCCCTCGTAGGAAGCCCGCAGGTAAACCCGTAGTCAAGACGGATACCGCCCGTCCCAAGAAAAACCCGGTGGTTATTCCTGGTCTTGGCAACGTCCGTCTTGTTATCCACTAATTCACCACACCATGCCTGAAATCATTTTTGACGCAACTGATCCTGATGTGACAGAAGCTCGGCTTGAAAACGAAGCGCGGCTTGTGGACATTGGTGATAAGTTGATGGCTGAAGAAGAAGCACGTGACCTCGATAAGTATGAACGGGCTCGTGCTGCCGAGGAGGCAGAGCTTCGGTATGCCGGTAAGTTTAAGTCCGCTGAGGATCTTGAAAAGGCATACAAGGAGCTGGAAAAGAAACTTGGCCAAAAAGATGAAGCCACTCAAGAAGAGGGTGATAACACCCAGGATGTGAGTGAGTCAGAGGAGGAATCCGCTGATGAGGTTTCTGAAACTGCCCAGTTTATTAAAGATGCCTCTGAGGAGTACTTCAGCAACTCTAACCAACTAAAACCAGAGACCGTTCAGAAGCTTAAGGAACTGCCGTCTGAGCAGCTCATTGATGCGTATCTGGAACTGCAAAAGAATGCGACCATCCAACAGCAGGAACTGTCTGACACTGATGCTAAGGCAATCCTTGCTTCCGTTGGTGGTGAGTCTGCCTATAATGAAACTCTTGCCTGGGCAGCAGAAAACCTGAAGCCTGATGAGGTGGCTGCGTTTGATAACGTGGTCAACAGTGGCAACAAGGATGCGATCTTCTTTGCTGTTCAAGCCCTCAACCAACGATACATGGATGCTGTTGGATTTGAAGGCAAGCGGGTATCTGGTAAATCGGTGAAGAGTACCGTTAAAGGATTCCGTAGCCAAGCTGAACTGGCCCGTGCCATCTCCGATCCTCGTTATCGGAATGACCCTGCCTATCGTTTGGACATTGAAGAGAAGCTTGCCGCAAGTGGTGATCTGATCTAACAAAACCGGGGAGGCTAAGATAGCGCCAGGCAGATAGCCTGGAAGAGGTGAGTGCAATTCTCACTACTCCCTATTGAGGATGGGACAACCTCGTTAAAAACCCAGTCATGACTGGAATGGGCCCGCTGCGGTGGATACCCCAGGAAAGGATAAACCCCCAAATTAAATAATCTCTCTCAAAGGCCTTTGGGAATTAAGTTTCACATTCTTCATTCCCCTTAAAAACTGTGACTGCAACTCTTACTCAACTTGGCCAGTCTAATAAAGCTGGCGATAAGAAGGCTCTGTTTCTGAAGCTCTTCACCGGTGAGGTCTATGAGGCCTTCCGTAATGCTACTATTGCCAAGGGTCTGGTGATGAACCGCACCCTGCGTAACGGCAAGGAAGCTCAATTCATCCACACTGGGCGTGTGACCGCTGGTTTCCATACCCCCGGCACTGCTATCCTTGGTAGCGGCAACCCCCCTGTGGCTGAGACCACCATCGCAATGGACGACCTGCTGGTTGCCTCTGCGTTCGTGTATGACCTGGACGAAACCCTCGCCCAGTACGACATCCGGGGCCCCATCGCCCGTCAGATCGGCCAGGCTCTGGCTGAGTTCTATGACCGTCGTATCTTCCGCGTGCTGGATCGTGCCTCGGGTCTGACTGCTGCTGTGACCGGCGAGCCTGGTGGTTTCCGTGTGAACCTTGGC